AAAATAGGTGAAATTATAAGACTAAAAGATGAGAGACTATATAATAAATTAATGCAGATGGCATTTGACTATAGTCAATGTATGAGGAAAAAGTGCAAGGACTGTAAAAATAAGAAAGAGTGTTTTAAAAATGAGAGAGACAACAGTATTAAATAATATTGCTAAATTAGTTGATAAATTAAATTACAAATCATTATACATTGAGATAGATACAGGAAAAGATAAGTACACGTTAGAAAAAAATAATGTAAGGCAAATAGGATTCGATACTAATATAAAAAAATAGGAGATGATAACATTTGAAGTTCTATAATGAAAATATTGATCAACAAAAGTTAAAAGAAGAATATTTAACAGCATATTCAAGATGTAAATATAAAACAGCTGAAGAACTTGTTGATGTCATTACTGACTATTTTAAGCAATGTGATAAAAAAAATAAACCTTATACAATGTCAGGGTTAGCCCTATATATGGGACTTACAACTCAAACATTAAGAAACTATGAAAAAGAGTATCCAGGAACAGAATATTCAGATATTATAAAAATGGCTAAACAAACTATTGAAACGTACACTGCGGAAGCTACATTTGATAACAAAAAATTTCAAGGAGCTAAATTTAATTTGCAAAATAATTTTGGTTGGTCAGACAAACAAGACACAAATTTATCTGGACAAGTTACAGAAATTGTTAAGTTGGAAGATGTTCTATGATTAAGATTACAGCTGAATTTCTTATAAACAGAAGAAAAATGCAATGGGAAAGTCATCATGATATAAGAAAAGATGAATATTTTGTAAAAGGTGTAGCTTATGAAATTACTCAAAATGATGAATTACGAGAAGAAATAATTGACGACCCATCAAAGTTAATAGAACTATGTTTTACAGTTGTTAATAAGGATAAAAGAGAAGAGCCTTTCTTTTTAAATGAAGTACAAAAAGAGTTTATGAATATTTTAAATCAAGCAATTAAAGATTTTGACGAAGGGTTAATAACTGATATATCTTTATTAGTCTTAAAAGGGAGGCAGCAAGGATTTACAACTTTAATTTCAGCTTATCAATTAGCAGCTACAACAACAAGAAGAAACTTTGAAGGTTTAACTTTAGCTGATGAATCAAGTAATGCAGAAGCAATATTTCAAAACAAAGCAAAATTTATATATGATAGATTACCAGAAATATTAAAACCCACAGAAAAATACAATTCTAAAAGGCAATTATTGTTTGAAAAATTAAATAGTAGCTGGACAATAAATACAGCAACTAAGGAAGTTGGTCGTTCAAGAACAATCAACTTTTTTCATGGTTCAGAATGTGCATTTTGGAGAGATGGAATTTCCAGTATTCAAGCTTCATTGGGAGAAACATTTACTAAAAATGCAATAAAGATATATGAAAGTACAGCAAACGGATTTAATGATTTCAGAGAGATGTGGAAATCTGGAGCACATATAAATTGCTTTTTTCAATGGTGGAAAACTAAAGAATATAGGCTTAATTTTGAAACTAAGAATATGCGTACAAAGTTTTTAAATGACATTGATAGAAATAAAGGTGAATGGATATATGACAGATTAAAATGGCTTAGAGATGAGAAAAAATTAGATGAAAACCAATTATATTGGTACTTTAAAAAGTATCAGGGATATATTGATAAAGAATTAATCAAACAAGAGTACCCATGTACACCAGATGAAGCATTTGTTGCTTCTGGCAAATGCTATTTTAATAAGGATAATATCATTAAAAGAATTGATTTACTAGAAGAACAAGAAAACACAATTGAAGACATTGGATATTTTAAACATGATATTGTTATAAAAAATGATAGAAAAGTAATAACAGATATAAAGTGGATAAGCGATCCATTAGGGTGCATTAAACTTATAAAAAAACCAGAAGAATATAAGCCTTATGTACTGGGAGGAGATACAGCAGGTGAGGGAAGTGATAATTTTACTGGTATAGTAACAGACAATACAAATGGAAAAATTGTTGCAGTGCTAAAACATGAGCAAGATGAAACATTTTATACTAGACAAATTTATTGTTTAGGTTGGTACTATAACAAAGCTCTAATCGGATTAGAAACTAATTTTAGTACGTATCCAACTAAGATGTTAGCTGAGGAATATGAATATCCGAATTTGTATGTAAGAGATAAAGAAGACGACTACACAGGAAAAATTGTAAAAGCTTATGGATTTAGAACTGATAGAATTACAAGACCACTAATATTAGCGGAACTACAAAGAATATTCGAAGAAGAAATAGAAAAGATTACAGATATAGATATTCTAAAAGAAGCATTAACATTTATCAAAAATGAAAAAGGAAGAGCAGAAGCACAAGAAGGCTGCCATGATGATCTAATAATGGGAACGGCTATAACTTATTATATAGCAAGTCAACAGACAACATCTAGAATATATCCAACAGGAGAAAAGCCAAGAGATAGTATTTATCAATTTCAAGAAGATGAATATATTGAAGATGAAGGTCAAGAGATAGAAATAATTTAGGAGGAATTTCAATGGAAAATATATTACTTGTTGTGATAGTAGGGCTATTTAATCTACTATCTTTTATTTTAGGAGCTACATTAGGACAAGAATGTGTAAAGCTTAAAAATCCAGTACAACAATATAGACAGTACAAAGAAGAAAAGGAGAGTAACGATATTTATATTAAAGAACAAAGAACGTTGGAGCAAAATTTAAAGAACATTGATAATTATGACGGAACTTCAATGGGACAAGAAGACTTTGAAAATTAGGAGGAAACTATGGATTTAGAAACTTTAAAAGAGACGGATATATGGCAATTGTATTCAGAAGCACAATCTTATGCCAGACTGATAGGAATGTATTCTGATACAGATAGAAATTTTAGAATGTACAATGGAAATCAATGGGAAGGTGTAAAAGTAAAGGACGTAGAATTAGTGCAATTAAACTTCATTAAACCTATTGTAAAATTTAAAGTTGGAACCATAAATCAAAATTTATGGGCAATAAATTTTTCGGCAGAGAACTTTGAAAATCCAGAGTTTATGCCTACAGCAGTAAAAGTCTGTGAATTGTTAAATAAAAAAGCAGCTAAGATTTGGGAAAGAAATAATATGGACTATTACATAAGAGTATTATCAAAAATTGCTGCAATTAATGACGAAGCTGTAGCTTACTTCTATTATGATAAAAAAGAAAATATGCCAATCTTAGAAGTATTAGCTAAAAATGATATATATTATGGCAATGAAAATGATGATAACATAGAAAAACAACCATATATAATAATAAAGCAGAGAATGCCAGTAATAAATGCTAGAGATTTAGCAGCAAAATATCAAGTACCATCAGACCAAATAAATCTTATTGTAGGAGATATGGAAACTTCTGAGGAATCGGGCGAATCTGCTAAATATGAAAAAGATGACATGGTTACAGTTTTAACCAAACTATATAAGAAAGATGGAAAACTCTATTATAGTAAGGCAACAAGATTTGTAGAATTAAAGAAAGAAACTAACACATTATTGGAGCTATATCCTGTGGCACATTTGCCGTGGGAACCTAAAGAAGGAAGTGCAAGAGGAGAAGGAGAAGTAAGAAATTTAATACCAAACCAATTAGAAGTTAATAAAACACTAATGAGAAGAGCATTGGTTACTAAAAATACTGCATATCCTCAAAAAGCAGTAAATGTTGATAATTTACAAAATCCAGATGCCATCAATAAGGTTGGAGGAATATTGAAATTTAAAGGTAAGGAAGTTTCAGACATTAATAAAGTGTTCTCAATATCTAATCCAGCGCAAATGAGTACTGATGTAAAGCAGCTGCAACAGGATTTAATTGATACTACTAGAGCACTTGCAGGAGCATCAGAAAGTGCAACAGGAGAAGTAAAACCAGATGAAGCATCAGGTAAAGCTATTTTAGCTGTTCAACAAGCCAGTCAATTACCTTTAGTGGAGCAAATAGGAACACTTAAAAACTTTGTAGAGTCTATTGCTAGAATTTGGCTAAACATGATTATTACTTATAATCAAAATGGTATGAAGTTAGAAGAAACAGTTACTGATCCAACCACTGGACAAGAAATTACTCAATTAGTAGATATACCAGCTTCAGTAATGCAAGAATTAAAAGCAAGTGTTAAGGTAGACGTTACTCCAACAAGTGCTTATGATAGATTTGCTCAAGAGGTTTCTTTAGAAAACTTATTAAAAGGAGGCTGGTTCTCACCACAACTTATAGGGCAACTAAAAATGTATGTGAAAGCACTTCCAGACAATTCAACAATGCCTAAACAAAAAATATTGGAAATGATAAAAGAACAAGAGAAAGAACAACAGAGAATTGCCGAAATAAATGCACAAAGTCAAATGATGATGCAACAAGCTCAAACATTTTTAGGACAAGATCCAGAAACACAAAAGTCTAGATTAGAAGATGCAGAAATGCAACAAATTGAACAGGTTTAAAATGGGACATTAATTGTCTTTTTTTATTGCTCCAAAACATGTGTAAGAGCCTAAACTGCTATCAAGAGATAATAGTCTACACGGACTTAAAACGCGGGAGGTATAAATGGAAAACGAAAATGAAGAAATCGTTGACGAAGTGTTAGAACAAACTAACGAATCTGAAAATACAGATACACAAACTGTAGAACAAAATGTGGAGGAGAATCAATCAGAAGAAAAAAAATCATTTAAAGACTTATTGAAAGAAAATCCAGATTATCAAAATGAATTAAATTCTATGGTGAAAGATAGAATCAAAAGGTCTGAAAACAGAATTAAAAAAGAGTATGAAAGTAAATATTCTCATTTTGAAAATGTTATCAAAGCAGGCATGGAAACATCAACTGCTGATGAAGCAATTTCAAAAATGGAAAAATACTACGAGGACAAAGGCATTAATATACCGAAAGAAACTCAATATTCTGATAATGATTTAAAACTTCTTGCAAAGGCTGAAGCTGATTCAATTACTGATTATGATGAATTGGTTGATGAAGTAGAAAGACTTGTGGAAAAAGGATTTGATAATTTATCTCCAAGAGAGAAGCTAGTTTATAAAAACTTAGCAGAAAGAAGACAAGAGCAAGAGAGAAAGAGAGAACTTGCTAAAATAGGTGCAAAAAGAGAAATATTAGAAAGTAAAGAATTTAAAGAGTTTTCTAATGATTACAAAGCTGATGTGCCAATGAGTAGAATTTATGAAAACTACTTAAAACAGAAGCCAGCGCCAGAGGCTGAGCCAATGGATAGTTTAAAAAATAATAATTCAAAAGAAGAAAAAACTTATTATACTCCTGAAGAGGTTGACAAACTTACTTCGAAAGAGTTAGACAATCCTATTGTGCAAAAAAATGTTAGAGCTTCAATGTTGAAATGGGGCAAAAAATAACATTTCTGGCAATATATAAAGAAAGAAGGGAAATTATATGGCTAGTAATTTTAAGCCTATGTATTGGTCAAAATATTGCCAAACAGAATTAAAGAAAGAATTAGTTCTTGCAAATTTTTGTGACTACAAATTTGAAGGAGAAATAAAACAAGGAGCAAGACTAAAAATCGTAGGAGCTGTAAAACCTACAATCCAAAAATATGTGAAGGGAAAAGATTTAGTACCAGAAGATTTAGGAGACAACTCTCAATATTTAGATATTACTGAAGCAGATGCTTTCAGCTTTAATGTTGAAGATATTGATAGAGCTCAATCTATGGAAGGATACTTAGAAACAGAGTTTGATGAAGCTAAAACTGCACTTGCAGAAGAAGCTGATAAATTTGTTGGTAAATTAGCTAAGAAGGCTAATCCAGATATGATAAGTTCTTCTACAACGCAAGCAAACATGAAAGCATCTCCATTAGAAACAATAAATAATGCTCATGTAGCTTTGTTTAAGAATGATGTATCTAATAAAACAGAATTAGCTGCAGACTTAGCACCTGAACATATAGTTGCAATTAAAGACAAATTAGCTAATTTATTTACTGAAAACGTTGAATATATTAAACGTGGCGCAGTAGGTAAATATTCTAACACATTCCTAAGAATGTCAAACAATTTATATGATGATGGTACTGACATTCATGAGATGGTTAGAACTAAAAAAGCTATCGCTTTTGCAAATAGTTTTGACAAACTAGAAACAAAGAGACATCCATTTAGGTTTTGCGATATCGTAAGCGGATTACACGTTTATGGTGCAAAAGTTGTAAGACCAAAAGAATTATATGTTATTAAACTAAAAAAGGCATCTTAATAGATGCCTTCTAAATTTTTTATAAGGAGGAAATTATAATGGCAAAAAAAGATATGACACCAATAAAAGCAGATTTTAACGAAATTACAAAAGTTACTTTAGAGGCTGCAACTACAGCTGCAGATGGAATGGGATTTAAACTTCCAGCATCTGATGAATACGTGGTAATTTTAGTAGAAAATACTGATGCATCTACTAGTGGTACTATAAGTGTAAAAGCCCCAACTAATGGTGGCTACGCAGCTGCGACAAGTGATTTAAGTGCATCTTTGGCAGCTGGGGATAAAGCAATTATCAGGCTTGAGAGTGCTAGATATGCTGATAATTTAGGAAATATTCTTTTAGTTCCTTCAGCTACTTCAATTAAAGCATGTGTAATATATTAATAAAAGGACCGAAAGGTCCTTTATATATGATGGAATTGTGATAGGCACATCAAACCAGTTCAAATCTGGATTCCATATTAAAATAAGAAAAGAGGTTTTTGTATGAAACAATTAACAGAATTAACTAAATATGTAATAACTCCAAATGTAAGATTTTATGGAGGATTTGTTTATGATGGAGAAGATATATTTTTATGTGATGACAAAGATGAAGACGAAGACTTCAAACTTCATATTAAACAAAGAATAGTTAATAACATTTTGATTACTGATGGAGAAAAGGAATATCAAACACTAAAAGGTAAAAATGTAAAAGAGAATTGGCATCAAGAAGTAGAAATCGAGAAAGGACAAAAATTAATTTATTTAGAAGGTCAAGGCTTTACTTTGTCAGAATATAAGATGGTAACTATTGATGAGGCAAAAGATATATATGAGTTATTGAAAGGGGATAAAGAAGATGACTCTGGAAGAAATGAAGAAAAAAACTCTTAATCTAATTGAAGAAATAGATACTGAAAATGATAACTTAACTGCAGATATAGACATAGCGAATAAAATAAATGATGTTATAAACCAAATTATGTTTGAATTGTGCAGATATAAAAAGATACCTGCATACGAAAAATTAGAAGTAAAACAAGATGAAGAAATGGAATTGAGCGAATTAGATAACTTTTACCAATTAAAATCTATACAAGGTGTAGAGTTTGATTTGTTAGGAAATACAGTAATTTTCTTAGAACCAGGAACAGCCACAATTCAATATTATAAATTCCCTAAACGAATTACAGAAAAAAACCAAAGCAATTATAAATTTGAATTGTCTGACGATGTATTAGAGATTATGCCATATGGCATAGCAGCAGATTTACTTAAAAGTGATGTATCTAATCAATACGGACAAGTTTATGCAAATAGATATGCAGAATTAAAGCAAATGCTTGATCCTCGTTATGATGTTGGAAGTATTGTGATGGAAGGTGGATTAGATATATAGGAGGATAAGAAATGTCTGAAAGTGGAGATTTAATAACAAGAATATATAATAATTTTCGTGGAGTTGACTTTACAGATAAAAATGTTGTACTACAAAGAAGTCCTGATGCATTAAACATGTGGAAAAACTATAGAAAACTAGGAAAATCTATACAAACTAGACCAGCAATGGAATTATTTAAACAAATGGATAATTCTGTGTATGGTCTATTTTTTTATACAATTAATACAGTAGAACACATGATAATTCATTGTGGAGTGTCTTTATATGACTATAACATGTCTACAGAAGAAATAAAAACTATAAAATCTAAGAGTATGAACCCAAGAAGAAGCGAAAGCTTTATTTTTAACAATATATTTTATATAAAAGACGGAATAAATTATTTAGAATATGACGGAGAAACTTGTAAAGAAGTAGAAGGCTATATTCCAACAACTACCAACTCAAGAGCACCATTAGGTGGAGGAACTATGTTAGAAGATTATAACATGCTTACAGGTTATAGAAAAAATAGTTTTTGCGCAGATGGTGAAAACAAAGAGTATCATTTAGATTCAAGAGAGATAGAGGCAGGAAAAACAAAAGCATGGATAAATGGAGTTGAAACTACAGATTTTACAGTAGATACAACAAATGGAATTGTAACATTTAACGTAATACCAGAGAAACCATTAACAGATGGCCAAGATAATGTTGTGATTCAATTTTGTAAAACCATATCAGGGGACAGAGAAAAAATACTAAAATGTAATTTATTATGTGTCTTTGACAATAGAGTGTTTTTTGGAGGAAATCAAGATTATCCTAATACCATATTCCATACCAGCTTAAATAATCCAAGATATGTAAGCAGTACGGATTATTACAATGAAGGGCTTGATATGTCACCAGTCAGGTCAATGGTTGTGGGGAATAATGCTTTGTGGGTATTTAAAGAACCTTCACAGGCGAACACATCAATTTATTATCATAATCCAGCAACTTATGAAGATGGAAAGGCATATCCAAGTATACATTCAAGTATTTCAACAGGCTGTGTGGCAAAGGCTATAAACTTTAACGATGATATAGTTTTCTTTTCAGATAGAGGTATGGAAGGAATAAATGGAGATGTAACAACAGAACAAGTGGTAGCACATAGGTCTACATTAATAGATAGTAAACTGTTAGAAGAGCCAAATTATAAAGCTCTGATTTTGCAAGAATGGGAAGGATATTTATTAGTTATTATAGATAATAAAATATACTTAGCAGACAGTAGAGCAATGTATACAAATTCTACTCATAATGAATATGAATGGTTTTATTGGGAATTAGAAAAGAATATTACTTTTGCAACAGTAAAAGATAATATTCTTTATTTATGTTCAAATGATGGAATATATACACTAACAAAAAAAGATGGAAAAATAGATTCGTATTGGACTACTTGCTTGGATGACTTTGGCAGTCCATCAATGCAAAAAACAACAAACAAAAGAGGTTGTTTACTAGAAGTGGAGTCAAATATTTTAAATGTATACACAAAAATAGATAATGGTGAATTTGAACTGATAAATAGATTTAATGAAACAAAAGGATATGTAGTACCAAGAATTAAAAAGAAAAAATGGAAAGATATACAATTAAAAATTGCATCAGATACTCCTTTTAAATTGTCAATGTGCACATTGCAAAGTTTTATTGGAGGTTATGTAAAAAGATGAGGAGGATAAATAATGTCAGATAAATATGCTGTTAATTATGACGATGAAAAACTTACGAACATACAAAACGAGCAATTGCAGAAAGAAACTGAAATATCAAATAATTATAACAAAATGATTGATAATACAGACCAATTTTATAATGCTCAAATTGAAGCTTCAAAAGACTGGGCAAATAAACAAAATGAAATCCAACAAGCAAATACTAATTTTACAATTGAAAAAATAGAACAGGAAAAGCAAAAGGCACAAAAGGATTATACAAAAGAGCAAAAAGGAGCTTATGCAGATTATACAAAGCAAACTAATGACTATAGTGTAAATGCAGAAAAGATGGCTGAATTAGGTTTGACTAATACAGGATATAGTGAAAATTCAAAAGTTTCAATGTATAATACCTATCAAAATAGAGTTGCATCAGCGAGAGAAAGCTATAATCAAGCAGTATTAAATTATAATAATAGTATTAAAGAAGCACAATTAAACAATAATGCTAAATTAGCAGAAATTGCAGCAGACGCATTAAAAAATCAATTAGAACTAGCATTAGCTGGATTCCAATATAAAAATACACTAATTCAAACTAAACAAGAGCAGTTAGCAGCTAATAGTGATAGATATAACCAAAGATATCAACAAATGTTATCTCAAATTAATGATGAGTTAAATAGAAATATGCAATATGACACATGGAAATCAGAGTTTGATGAGAAAAACAGACAATGGGAGAAAGAAATGGCACAACAAAACAAACAATGGCAAGAAGAAATGGCTATGAAAAAAGACCAATTTAGAAAAGAGTATGCTCTAAAACAAAAAGAATATCAACTATCAGCAAGTAGAGCATCATCATCTTCAAGGAATTCATATGCTGTCAAAGAGACAGGAACTAAGAAAATGAGCAATACTGCAAAAAAGATAAATGATGAATTTTTGAAGATTTATAATGGCTCATCTAAGAGTAGCTATGTAAAGCAAAATGTTACTAATCTTCTCGTAAATGCTAGTAATAAAGGAACAATAACTACAGATGAAATGTATCAAATTTTAAACAATTTAGGTTTAAGATAGGAGGAAATATGTCATTAAGAGATGCTATAGAAAGTGGAAATTATCAAAACTATTTCACTGATGAGAGTAACCAAAAGAAAAAGAAAAAAACATTAAGAGAAGCTATAGAAGATGGTACATACCAAAATTATTTTGAGGATGATGTACCTGAAGAAAATCAAAGTGATAGTTTTTTTAAACAGTCCGAAGCTAATACTTTTGAAACTATATTAGGAACTACTGGAGATATAGCAACGCATACTGTAAAAGGAATTATGAGTATAGGAGAAGGCATAGGAGATCTGCTTACTTATGCACATGCAGGAATAGAAGAGAAAAAAGGAAATAAATCAGAGGCAGATATACTAAGAAGAAATGCACAAGAAAGTGCTATGGATAAAGTATTTGAAGGAGTTGAAAAGAATGTAGATAAAAACTCAGTTATTGGAAACAGAGGAGATGCCATTATTGAAGGCTTAGGATATGTTGCAGGTATGACAGCGATTTCTTTAGCATCTGGTGGAGCAGCAACAGCATTAGGTGCAACAGCTAGCACTGCTGGTTTGGCTGCTACTGCTGCCTCAACAGCAACAACATTTGCGTCAGCAATGGGAAATTCAATGTCAGAAGCATATAAAAGTGGAGCTTCTAACGATGAAGCTTTTAAGTATGGAGTTATAGGTGGTTTAGCTGAAGCTGGTTCAGAATTGTTATTTGGTGGTCTTGGAAAGGCAAGCAAAGCAGTAGGTTTAGCTAAGAGTGCTGTTCCAGTAGATGATATGCTAGCTAAAAAAGTAAGTGGAGTATTTAAAAGTAAACTTGCCAAAAACTTATCACAGTATGCAATTAAAGCAGGAGCTGAAGGAACTGAAGAATTAGTATCTGGATTTATTTCAGCAATAGGTAAGAAAGTTACCTATATGAAAGAAGAAGATTTTAACAAAATTGTAAAAAACGAGAATTTGTTAGAGCAATTTGTTGATGGAATGATTATATCAGGAATCACTCAAGCACCTGGGCTAGTGAAATCAACTACAAAAGGAAGAGATTTCTTATCAGGATATACTGACAATGAAAATAAAGTTTATGAGAAATTAGTAAATGATAAGGTAAATAACGAGTTAAAAAATAGCACAATTGAGCAAGAGTACAGCAAAAGAGTCGATGAACAAGAAAAGATGTTGGCTCGAGATTTAACAGAACAAGAGAAACTTCAAGTTCAAAAAGAAGTAGAAGAAGCTTTTGACAAAAATGAGATTTCGGTTGAAAGTGGTATTGACAGCAAAAAGAGAAAAGAAATAGAGAAACAAGTAAAAGAAGATCTTCAAAATGGAAAAATAGATACAAAGCAAATAAGAGAAATATTAGGAGAAAATACTGATATTTCAAAAGATACTTTACTTCAAAATAGTTATATTCAAGAACAAAGAAAATCACAAGTTTATGTTTATGAAAAAACTGAAAGTGCACCTAAAAATGCAGTCATGGAAAGTGCAGTAAATGCAAATATGAATAATACTGAAATCTCAAGAAATCTAATAAATTATGTCGCAAAAGTTTCAGAAGATACAGGTGTCGCATATAGATTTGTAAATAATGAACAATTGAAAGAATTGGGATATTCTAAAGAAAATAAAATAATAAATGGAGTAGTATCTAAAGATGGAGTAGTTTATTTGAATAGTCAAAGCAAAGAAGCTATAAACTATGTTTTAGGACATGAAACTACCCACTTATTAGAAAATACAAAAGAATATACAGAATTACAAGATTTAGTTCTTGACTATGCTAAACAAACGGGTATATATGAAGAAACAATGAATAGTATCAAAGAGACCTACAGTGATATACTAGAAACAAGTGAGCAATTTGCAAATGAATTAACAAGTGAACTTACAAGTAGATTACTTTTCACTGATGAAAATTTTGTAAACCAATTATCAGTAAAACAACCAAATGTATTTCAAAAAATATATGATTATATAAAACATATGATAAAAATGACAACGTCAGGAAGCGAAGAAGCAAAACAACTTGAAAAAATTAAATACAATTTTGAAAAGGCATATAGACAAGTAAATAAACAGACTAATAATAAATTGAAGGACAAGTTTAGCATTCAAAACGATAATGGAAATAAGTACATAAAAATAGATACAGACCAAAAAGTATTTGATGGTATTGATAGAAAAGATTACAATCAAATTGCTAAGATGTATATGCAAGATTATTTAAAGGGAAGAACCACATTAAATGAAAATGATAGTGCCAATATTGGAAGAAAGGGTATAAATAAATATACAAATCCTAATCAACAAACTAAATATTTAAGTGAAAAAATGCAACTAACTCCAGAGCTTAAAAATGTGTTAGAAATAGCTGAGAAAGTAAGTGAGGGGAATCCTACTAAAGATACAACTAAATTTCCTAATTGGGAATACTATAAGTTTAGATTTGAGATAGACGGAAAGCAATTTGAAGGTTTAATAAATATAGGTGTTGATAAAGAAGGAAATAAACATTTTTATGAAATTAATAAAATCCATACTACGTCAAATTCGTATGTTTCAACGAATAAATCTAGTAGTACGGATTCTATTAAAAATAGTATAACATCTCAAAGCGAAGATGTCAATACTACTACTAAATATTCTATGCAAGAATCTGAGAACAATTCAGATTCTTTTAATTTTGATAAAAATGCAAAGCGATATGAAGATTTGAAATCTTCTAATACTGTAATATTTAATAAGAAAACAGATGGTACAATAAATGTTGAGATAACAAATGATAGCGAATTAGTAAATCAATTTACTGTTTATTCAAAAGATAATGCCATAAAACAATTAGGAAGTGATATAGCAAATTATATATACAACAATGCAACCGAAAACAGCAAAACTATAAATTTAAAACAAACTGAAAATGTAAAAGTTCAAGACACATCTCAGAAAGAAAAACAATTTGAAATTATAAGAAATACTAATCCTGTGTTAGACGATTATCATGTTGGAATAAGGAATATTGATGACATAAAAACATTTGACGAGGTAATAAATGATGGTGAAAGTTTTGCATGGGGTGACTTTTCAAAAGAAGATGCAGAAAATGCATTAAAAAATGGAAGGATAACGGTATATAGTTCATATCCAATAAAACAAGGGACTTTTGTTTCTACTTCAAAAATACAGGCAGAAGAATATGCTGGTGGAAGAAAAAGCAGGGTCTATTCAAAAACAATTCCACTAGAATATGTTGCATGGATAAATGGAGATGAAGGGCAATATGCCAAAATAGACAGTAAATATTCTATACAAAGAGAAAGTAAGAAGGATGTTTTTGATAAAGTTATTCCACGAGGAAACGATTATAAAGTTACTGCTGAAGATGTAGCAATAACTGAAACTAAAAACAATACTGAAACTGAAGAAACTAATATACCTATATCAGAGAAATATCAAAACGAACAAGAAGAAAAAGCAAGAACAAAAGCAGTTCAATATGCTAATAGGGCTAAAAATCGTTTTACAAGAAAATTCACTCAGGATATGAAGATAGAAGAGACAGTAAATAAATCAATTATAAACGACAGTTTAAAGCAGATAGAAACTGAAATACAACAAAACGGAAAATTAAGCAAACAAAGGGCAAATGAAATATTTGATTATATGTATTCTAATTTGCAAACTAAAGATGGAAACTATTACTTAGATACAGTTGACAGTAGTTATGAAATATTAGATAGAGAAAACTTTGACAGAAATTTAGAACCTTTAATTCAAGAACTTAAATTAGCAGATAGATACAATAAAGAAGAATTAAGTAACACCACATCTATTAAAGATACAGAGACTTTAAAAGAAGTATATAACCAAATTTCAATAAAACAGAAAGAATATGACAAGATTTCAAACAAAGAAGTATTAACAAAGAGAGATAGAGCACAAGTAGATAGACTAATCAACAAAGAAATAACAATAGATGAACTACCAGCAGATGTAAATAAAAAAGGAATAATAAATGTATATAATGCAAAATATGAATTAGCAGAATTAAAAAAAGAGACACAGAATTATAGAAAACAAGTTGTATCAGAATATAGAAATCTTGCTCAGAAAATGACAGAAGATATAAGAACATGGAGAGACAAAAAAGCAGGTTGGAAATATCAAATAAATACAATGAAAAGAAATTTAAGAGATATTATTCCTAATAAAGCTGAAGCACAAAAGATGTATGATACTTATTTCAAACCAATTACAAAAAACAATGCAATGATAGAAAAAGAAATAAATAATTACAATGAAAGAATTTCTAAGTATGAAATCAATAATCAAGAATCTACCTATATCCAAATGATAGGGGAGTACACTTATAATCCAGAAAGTAAAATATCTAATGAGGTTATACGAGAGTTTTACAATAAGAATGAAAAGAAAATAGATATAGATAAGTGTAATAAAGCAGTTGAAGAATTTAGAAATATCTATAATGAACTCTTTGAGAAGATAAACACTACTTTATTAAAAAACGGTTATAAACCAGTTGATTACAGGAAAGGATATTTTCCTCACTTTATTGAAGACAAAGCAGAAAGTGTAGTGGGTAAGTTAGCTGAAAAACTTGGGTGGAAAATAAAAAAAGATTCATTACCGACAGACATTGCAGGAATAACAGATACATTTAAACCTGGAAAAGCATGGACATCTTTTTCTCAGCAAAGAACAGGAGATGCTACAGATTATAATGCACTAAAAGGATATGACAACTATATTCGAGGTGCAATGGATGTAATTTATCATACAGAAGATATTCAAAAACTTAGAGCATTAGAAAATGAAATTAGATATCAATATAGTAGCGATGGTATAAAAGAAAAAATCAATGAAATATATGCTAATAATGAATTAGACATTCAAGAGCAACAAAATCAAATTACTGAAGTATTAGATGATGTAAAAAATTCTCCAATGGGAAATTTTGTTACAGAACTTAAGAATTATACTAATAACTTAGCTAACAAAAAAGCTACAGGTGATAGAGGAATGGAAGAGTTCTGGAGCAGAGAAACTTACAGTGTAATGTCAAATATTCAAAATAGAGTAAGCGCAAACATGGTAGGAGCTAATATCTCTTCAGCACTTACAAACTTTATTCCTATTACACAGGCTTGGTCCCAAACATCTACAAAGAATCTAATGAGAGGAATAAAAGAATCTATAGCAATTCAGTTTAAAGATGATGGTTTTGCAGATAATTCTACTTTCTTAACAAATAGAACTAAAAATGCAGATAGATTATATAAGACAGGATTAGATACTGTTAATGATAAACTAGGATTTATTTTTGATAAAGTTGATGAATTTACTTCTAATGCAATTGTTAGAGGTAAATATTATGATAATATTGAAAAAGGCATGTCTATTCAGGAAGCAATGATTAATGCCGACGAATTTGCCAAAGATGTAATTGCTGGTAGATCTAAAGGTGATATGCCAACAGTATTCAATAAGAAAAATCCAGTTGCTAAACTGTTTACAGCCTTTCAGCTTGAAGTTAATAATCAGTATGGATATATGTTTAAAGATATACCTACGGATTTAGGTGGAGAGGCAAAAGAAAAATTAGTTGGAGCCTTTGTGAAGATGTTTTTAGGAGCTTTCTTCTATAATATGTTAGCTGAAGAAATAACGGGAAGAAAGTCTGCATTCAGTCCAATAGATATAGCAATAGATAGCTACAAAACTGCCACTAATGAAAATTTGGGTTTAGGAGAAAAGGTAACTTCTATTGGTGGAGATTTGATTGGAGAAGCACCATTTTTGGGTGGAGTTGCAGGTGGAGGAAGATTACCAATTCAAGCAGCACTTCCATCAGTTTCAGATACTGTTAGTAGTGTAGCAGATTTATTTGATATGAATGTAGAAAATAAAACATCTGCTATAAATACTCTAAAAAAAGAATTATCTAAACCACTGTACTATATAGCACTTCCATTTGCAGGAGGACAATTAAAGAAAACAATTGAAGGGCTGAGTATGTATAATAAAGACTTGCCGATAGCAGGAAGTTATACCAATTCAGGCAAACTAAGATACACGGTAAGTGAAGACTTGGGTACTAAAATTAAAGCAGGAATTTTCGGACAGTATTCTGTAAAAGAAGCTAAAGAATATTTTGACGAAGGATATTCACCATTAACAGAAAAGCAAACACAAGAACTTGTAGAATTAGATATACCAATGTCTGATTATAGACAATATAAAAATAAACTAAAAGAAATAGATAAAATAAAACAAGACGAAATCGATGATGGTACCTCAAAATTGGAAATGAAACTAGACTATATAAATGGTTTAGAATTGTCAAATGAACAAAAAAATATACTTGCTAATAATGCAACTACTAGAAAAGAAAAAATTGATATGAGTAAGTATGATGAGTATTCTGGTTTAGAAGAAATGGATTTTGCAATAAAGAGTCCATCAGAATATAAAACGATAAAAACAATTACAGATTATGAGACCTACAATACTTATTCTAATGAGATAAAAGATTTGAAGAAAAAATACTCAACAGATACTCAAAAGAAAAGAGCAATAGTAGACTATATAAACGATTTGCCATTAAATATAGAACAAAAGGCCGTTATGATTAAATTAAACTATAATTCTATTGATGATAACAATCCAATAATAGTTAATTATATAAACAATTTAAATATTGAAACTAAAGACAAAATAGAGATTTTCCAAAAATTGGGTTTTACTTATAAAGGAGGAAGGTTGTATGACTAAACAAGATTCAAATGGCGTTAGAAATGCAAGAGATTTGGAAACAAAATATAATCTTGCACAATTACTTGGATTGAAAAAGAATTTTGAAATGTTTGAAACTAGTTTAACCAAAATAAATAATGAGTTAAACAATACTATGAATGCTCTTTTAATAAATTTATCAAGTATGTTAGATACTCAAGACGAAATATCTCTTTGGTATGCTGAAGGAGTTCCAGCATTAGATAACTTTCCATCAAATACTTGGAAAAACCTAACTGAACACTATGGAGATTTGTATTATAACCAGCTTACAGGCTATGTGTATCAATTTGGAGAAGATAAAACTTGGCATATAAATGATGATATTAATTTGATTCAGGCTATGGCACTAACTAATATAGAAGTGGATACAACTGAAGACAAGGAAAGAAAAATATTCTTTAAAACACCAACTCCACCGTATTCAAGTGGAGATTGGTGGATTAAAGAAGATGGAACTCTTTACATATGTCAACTTGGTAAAAATACAGGTAATTATGAAGAAAATGATTTTATTATTTCGTCAAAATATACTGCAACAATTGCTGTAAAAGAAAATAATACAATTAAAGTTATTAAGGGAACTTTGCAAGAAATCACTGAGGATTATGTTAAATATACGGATTTATCAACCGGGGGAAGTACAACAATCGCAGGTGAAAATGTAACTACTGGTTCTATTAAATCTCAAAATTATATAGCTGGAACAAGTGGAATGAAAATTGACTTATCTCAGGGGACCATAGAAGCCAAAAATTCAAAACTTGATGAAAACGGAAATTGGGTGCTTAAAAATGGAGCTACAGTAATTAGTGATAAAGGACTAAAAAACATATTCTTGTATAGAGAAAAAGGTTCCGTTGGACCAACAATAGTGGAAAGCGGATATAATCTTAAACATGAAGTAAATATAGATATAATTATTCCAGAAAATTTAGAAATAACCAAAGCTAATATATTACTGATTCACTTTCCACAAATATGGTATAAACCAGATAATGCAAATTATTATTATGGAAGTTCAAAGAATGTAAAAATATTTCACTCGTCTTCTTTAGATTTACATCAACTTGGTGCTCTAAATGGATGGGGAGAGGAAGTAGACAATACTGAATATACAATGATATCAAATTCATTTAATACTGCGAACGGCTCTTTTAGTGCTAATGATGCAACAAGTAGTAGTCATGATAAACAACAAATAGAAAGTGTAGATATAAAGTCATATATTCAAAAAGGTTTAAACAGATTTTGCATAAAAACAACAGATCCAAGTGTTAATTACAATATAAGTGAAAGTGGTGAACTTTCAGCTGAGGTTGTAAATGCTACCAAGAGAACAGGTTATATATATGCTTTGTTAAAAATAGAAGGCTTTATGGCTTATCAAAATAATTAAAAGGAGGAAAATATATGTTCAAGGTTGATGAAGACGGAAGAACTATAATTCTACATAGAGGCGATAAAGGAATAATTCCATATAGTATCAATAGCTCTGAAACAGAAAAATATAAATTTCAAGTCGGAGACATAGTCAGTTTTATTATTTATGCTAAAAAAGGATATGCAGAAAAACCTTTGCTAAATAAAAAAATTATTGTAGAAGCTGAAACTGAAGAAGTGAATTTAGAATTTAGTTCGGAAGATATGGAAATAGGAGAAATAGGTAACAAGCCCATTACTTATTGGTATGAAATTTTGTTAAATAATGTACAAACAATAAATGGATATGACCAAGATGAAGGACCAGCTAAGCTAATAATATTACCTTCAAATAAGGAGGTGTAACATGGGGCTAGGAAAAGTAAATTCTTTAAGTGGAAATTTAGAAAACAAAAATCTACGAGGAACTATAGGAGCAGTAAAAGGTGATAAGGGTGATAAAGGAGATCCTTTTACTTATGGTGATTTTACAGAAGAACAATTAGCAGCCTTAAAAGGACAAAAAGGTGATAAGGGAGAAACTGGAAGTAAGGGTGATGTAGGACCAAAAGGAGATCCTTTT